AGGAGTAAGGATTTAGATGGGTATACAAGTACCCCTGAAATAGCACCTCCAATAGCACGCTCTGTGGACAGAGATAGCGCTACTTTTGGAGTGCAAAAATATGAATACGGCGACGTTGAGATCGCCTCAGAAGTTGGATGGGACGCATACAAGCGTGTAGCAGACAATATAATGATAATGCTCAACAATACAGGACTTCTTCACGGATATTCGTTTAACTCATGGTCAGACGTAGTTAGATATGATATTCCCTTTATTGAAGAGTGGTTGGCATCGCCTCAGACCTCCTTATATTATAGTTTGCAAGTGATGGGGGACACACAAGATAAGACCGATGCGTATGCAGCATTAGATCAATCAGATGTCGATGATTACTTGCAGGAAATTTTAAACGAACCTGTATCATGTGACTGTCAAGAATAATGAGACAACATCCTTATGAGAAATTACTACAACGCAAACGTAAATGGTCTCCAGTACCAACAACAGCGGGTAAACTACGTGAAGGCTCTGAAGATACCATCAGACGTGCCCTCGCAATACGTCATATGGAGCTACCTGTGGGTACCTTCATTCAGGAAGGTCTTGAAAAGACTGTTCCCGATAACGCTAGAGAATTATTAGAAGATAATGTTAGAGATGAAGAACGTCATGATCTCGCCCTCGGATACATCGTAGATGCCTTGGGCGCAGATGAAAAGGCAGAAAAAGAAGCAATGAGGATTCGAGATGCATGGATTGCACACCCTGATCACACTATTACCAAAGCTCTCGTGGCTGAAAGAGCAATCTTCTTTGTTCTACTCCCTTTCTTTAGGTTTAATGGGGATGCTGCTCTTCGCACTGTATCTGCCGACATCTCAAGGGACGAGCAGATCCATGTCGGAAGTAATTCTCTTGTATGCACTGAGTTGGGTTTATCTCCTTCTCATTCTTTGGATAAACTTAGGAAAGCCACTATTAACTGGGTATTAGAACCACTAAGTATAAATACTGCCGATAAATATTTGAACAAAAATTTTTGGCTAGATGCGAGTGATCGATTAATGTATGAGGGCAAAGCACCTCAACTTTCTGACACACGATCTGCCAGAATGCCAGCCTTTTTTGAACATAACAATGTCAATCTCCCTCAATACGCTTAAGCTACATAACGAACGTGTAGAAGAGTTGTTACAGAAGGTGGAGGATCATTTCAAATGGCAACCCGTCCACCCTAAAGAACCAATTGAATCAATCATGTACCGCGCAGGTCAAGCTAGCGTGGTAGAATATATAAAACGAATAGTAGAGGAAGAAACTTAATGTGTATAGCACAAGACTTTGGTTATAAAGAATTAGATCCCTATAAAGGTTATCAAATTCAAACAGCTGAAGAAGGTCAAGAGCTTACCATGGAGCAGAAGGAAAAGAACTGGGCACTTGGCGGTCAAAGTTATGAAGAAGCTTTCGGAGAAAAATGGGGAGCAGGATCTAAGACACGAGGTAGAGGTCCAGGAGGTGTAGTAGATCGTCTTGCTGACCTAAACCTCCAAGCTCATCGTCAAAAGTTAAGAGCAAAGTACAGACCTGTTAGACGCCCAGCTCCTTCAGCTCCAATGTCTCAGGATGAACAAGATCCAGGTCAAGGTTACTCTATAAAAGGTAAGTCTACTCAAGATGATGTTAGAACTGAAAAGTATAAGAAACAAGCTGGTAAAGTAGGAAGTGTTAAGAAAGGTACAAAGAAACTTAAAGCTATCGATGCTGCTTCACTACCAACATCAACATCAGATAAATCTGGTCTAAATATTTAACGAAAAAAATTATTACAAAAAAATTATGTGTGTAGGAGGATTATTTAGCGCGCCTAAGATGCCAGCGCCACCACCAAGGCAAGCACCAGCACCTACAATGAAAGCTGCTGCACCGCCACCTGAAATGGTATCACCTGAAAGAATTAAGGAAGAAGTAGGTGACGATGAGAAGCTTTCAACTAAGAAGAAGAAAGCATTAGAGATTAAGAAAACTAAAGAAGGTGTCAAACAGCTTGGCGCTATTGAAGGTAAGGCTTTACCTGACACACCTCCAGGTGGTGTCAACGCACCTTAAGGAGGTATTACTATGTGTTTAGGAGCACCTAAGATGCCATCGTATGAGCCTCCAAAACCACCACCACCACCAGAACCTGGACCACCATCTCCGAACGATACATTTAACAATCAACAAGTTGAAAATATTAACCCAAGAGATCAGCAACAAGCTAACAGGTTAGAGGATGCGACGGCGGACCAAAAGAAAAAATTAAAAATACAATCAGACAAATCTGATATAGCATACTAATGAAAGCACGTGATAGATACACCCAACTAACAAGAGGTAGATCACAGTTCCTTGATACCGCAGTTGAGTGTTCAAGATTAACGTTGCCTTATCTTATACAAGAAGATCTTAGTTCACGTCCAACACACCAGAAGTTACATACTCCATGGCAATCAGTAGGTAGTAAATGTGTAGTTAACTTAGCAGCAAAGCTAATGTTAGCACTGTTACCACCACAGACTAGCTTCTTTAAACTACAAATTAAAGATAGTAAACTTGGTGTAGAGTTCCCACCTGAGATAAGAAGTGAATTAGATTTATCCTTTGCCAAGATGGAAAGGATGGTAATGGAATACATTAGTGCATCTAGTGACAGAGTTGTAGTGCATCAAGCATTGAAACATCTAGTTGTCTCTGGAAATGCATTAGTATTTATGGGCAAAGAAGGTCTGAAAAATTTTCCCCTAAATCGTTACGTGGTAAATCGTGATGGTAACGGGAACGTTTGTGAGATCGTAACAAAGGAACTAATTAGTCGTAAGATTCTCGGTATAGATCTGCCAGAAGCTTTACCTAATTCCCCTGGGGATGATGGTTACAAGACAGGATCTGATGATCAAGACGTTGAGGTATACACCTACGTCAGACTGGATGATAATGGTAGATGGATATGGCATCAAGAAGCATTCGATAAGATAATACCTGGCAGTCGCAGCACTGCTCCTAAGAATACTTCTCCCTGGTTAGTATTAAGATTTAATACTGTAGACGGAGAAGATTACGGACGGGGTAGGGTAGAAGAATTCCTTGGGGATATAAGATCCCTAGAAGGACTGTCTCAGGCACTCGTAGAAGGGTCTGCAGCAGCTGCTAAGGTAGTCTTCCTTGTATC